AACCTTCCGTTGACAGGGTAAATTTTGAAAATCTCGTTTTTCCACGGCCCAACGGCGGACGCTCCGAGGAACGGCAACCGAACACCGACGGACAAATCACCCAATTACGAACTATCCCCACGAACAGCAAAATAAATTTCGATTATGCCAGCAAAACCATTTAAGCAGATACAACTACACCCTGAGCAGCCGGACTGTTGCAATGAGTGCCCGCTGCTGGGACTGATACCCGAAGCGGAGCGCGAGTTCGGCAGTCAGGAGGCGCTTGTCTGCCTGGGCACCCGTCACGCTCTGAACGCCCGCATCGCACGGAGCCGCAAGAGTGAGCACACGCCGAAGCACCCACTGAAACGCTGGTGCGATGATGAGTGGGAGCGGTGGCAGGAGGAGCCCTACTTCGGCAAGCTGCCTGTGCGCAAGATTGACGTGAGCCGCTACCGTGACCCGTGGGAGCGGTCACAGCAGTTGCCCATCATATTCCACAATAAGAGAGGACGAAAACCAAAAAAGTAAATATTGATATGGCAAAACAAAAGACGGCGCACACCTATGAACTGGAGCTGCGCAAGATGATTGAATACCGCACGAATGCGGTGATGGAACCTTGGCTTGCACCTCAGATACGCACAACGGCCATGAACATGGTGATGCTCGACAAGATACAGGATGAGCTTACCAACGGCACACGCAAGTTGGCCGACTGGGGCGACGGCTCTACAGGTCAGATGAAGTTCGAGGCTCACCCGCTGCTGCCTCATTACGACAAACTGCAGCGCACCCTGCTGATGCAATTCGAGGCACTCGGTCTGAACTACTCCACCACGCCAAGCAAGGTGAAGGAGGACACGAAGAAGGGTGTGGACGAGACCGACCCGATGGCTGAATACTATAAAGGCAAAATGCAATGAGTATAGAAGAGAAACAACAAGCCCACGCGCTGCTATCATGGCGGCTGGCGGAGCAACACCGGCAAGTGACGGACATAGAGCCGCGACTGGCTGCCTACCTCGACGACCTGACCGAACACCCAGAAGCGCACAACGGCAACGAGCTGCTGGGAGCCATCAAGTTCCTGCGGCTGTTGCGCACCTACGAGACCGACATCGAGACGTTCCGCGATGTAGTCTATAAGTATGAGGGTATTTGGCAGCAGACCGACGGCGGCATGTGGCATCACATAGAGGGCGGACTGAAGCACCCAGGCACCACGGGACCGACCTTCTACCGCTTGCAACCCTTTCAGGTGTTCGTGCTTGCGGCAATGTTCTGTCTGAAGGCATGGGTGAACACCGAGAACGAGGCAGGCTCCCGCGAGCTGTTGCCCACGGAGCGCATCGGTGAGGACGGCATGATCTACGACCTGCGCCGGCTCTGCACCGAGTTCACGCTGTTCACACCCCGTAAGACTGCCAAGACGCAACTCTCCGCCTTCATCCAGTTCTGGTATTTTATGAGTGGCGACGAGAATGCCGAGTGCTACTGCTGTGCCAACGCCAGCGACCAGGCGAAAATCCTGTTCAGCCGTACCCGTGAACTGATTCACCAGATGGACCCCCGTGAGCGGCGCATCCGCTTCACCGCCTCACAGGTGAACTGGAAGCCGGGGCAGTTCCGCACGGCATCGCTCACTGCCCTCTCTGCCGGTGGTAAGACGAAGGATGGATTATTTGCTCAGTTGTGTAGTGCTGACGAGTACGGCAGCGCACAGTACATCAACGGTGCCTCGGACATGGGAAAACTGGTGAGCGTGGTGGAGTCATCAATGGGACCACGACGCGAACCGATGACCTTCATATCCACCACGGCGGGTATCATTCAGGCGGGGCCGTTCATCGACAAGCTGTTTGGCATCCGTTCGCTGCTGATGGAAGAACTCGACCCCGAAGCCCCGCACGACCTTGCCGACGACCGTCAGATGTGCCTCCTGCTGGAGCCCGACGAGTGGGAACAGCAAGACGAACAGCTGCTGATGACCTCGAAGGAGGTGCGGCGCAAAGTCAATCCCATGCTGGGCATCATCGTGCAACACTCGTTCTACGACGACGAGGTGGCGAAGGCACGGCAGAACCCTGAGAAGAAAAACGAGGTTATCTCGAAACTGCTCAACGTCTATCATGCCGCCACCATCCAGGAGTGGATCAAGGCGGAGCAGGTCAGACCGCTACAGACTGACCGACGCATCGACCAATGCACGAAGAAAGACGGATGGGTAGTGTTTGTTGGATTGGACTTCAGTCAAGGCGACGACCTCCACACGGCCAGTTATCTGGCAGCACGGAAGCACCCCAGCGGACGAGGCACGGAGTTCTTTGCCGACTGCGACGCATGGATCAAGGAAGACACGCTGGAGCAGTCGAGCATCAGTGCCCTGTATCAGCAGTGGATTAAAGACGGGTGGCTTCACGTATCGCCCGGCAAGGTGTTCCAGCCCTCGCTCTTCATCAACCGGCTCGACGAGCTGTTCAAGCAGGGCGTACAGTTTGCCGCATGGGGCTATGATAAGTACCAGTCGAAAGACCCCGTGAACGCGCTAAAAGCCTACCTCCAAAGCGTGATGCAAGTGCCGAACCCTGAGCCATACGTGCAAGTGGTGAGCCAGCTCAACAGCGAGTTCAACGCCCCGACGGATGACCTCTATGCCGCGATGTTTGCCCCCGTGCCGTTTATCGGTTTCAGCAGCAATCCCATGTGGCCGTTCTGCTTCGGCAACTGCGCACTGGAGATTGACGGACGCGACAACAAACGACCCGTGAAGCGCACACCCGGCTCTGACTCTTGCAAGGTTGACCCCGTGCAAGCCCTCATCATGGCGATGGACTTATACACACGGTTTGAGGGGACAAGACAGTGAATAATTGAAAATTGATAATTGATAATTGAAAGTTATGACCAGACAAGAAGCAATCGAGCGGTGGAAGTTTATTGCAAACCGCGTGTTCTGGGCTGAGGAAGCCATCAGTGAGGAATGGGACGAGCGACTACATGCCGCACCGTCCATGACCCACGAAGAGCAACAGCAGTTTGCCGACGAGTACATGACAGCCATCGCCACCGAGATAGTCAGCAAGACCTCCGACGAGCAACTGGCTGCGATGGAATAGTAACAACGAATTAGAGAATTATGAACAAGAAAAGACACATTTATTTGTCGGGCGGCATGTCCGGAATACCACGCAGTGAGTATCAGCGCAAATTCCGAGAAGCTGAGCGCATCCTACATCGACATGGATATGGAGTGATTAACCCGTGTAGGGTGTGGCCGTGCCGTTTCCATTGGCTCTACCGGCTGATGAACGCCCTGCTGGGCAAGCGGCTCACCTATGCCGTCATCCTCGCCTACGACCTCATTCTGCTGATGACCCGTGCCGACGGGATAGCGATGCTCCCCGGCTGGCAAGCCTCACGCGGCGCACAGATTGAGAACTACGTCTCCATGCACTTCTGGATGCAAGGCATCAGCAAGGCGGTGACGGAGGAAATAAACAATATCAAGTAAAACAAATCTTGCCAATTTTGCAAGAATTATCAAAGATTATCAAGTAACTATGACAGAAAAAGAATTTCTTCAGCAAGTATGGCGACCGTATGACACGGTGGTCATGGACAACGGTATCAAGGGACGGGTGCAGAACGTCTGCTTCTCCACCCGTAGCGTCCGAATCAAGATGGCAGATGGCATCCCCGAATGGTTCCGTTGCGAATTGATAAAAGAGCATATCAGCGCAACGGGCGAAACGGAAGACCTCGGCATTATTGCCGATCTGCACGAGAAACTGATGGCAGCGCAGAAGCGTATCGAAGACTTACAAGCCATCAAGGATAAACTGGAGGAGCGATTGCGCAAGGGCAACCTGAGCGACCTCATGTCCGCTGTCAACAGCATAGCGGGCGAGATAAAACTGAAAAAGAAGCGCATCGAGAAACTGGAGGAGAATATGGAGAAAGTCACCAATCTCGTTGACCAGATTCTCCACGACCAATGATTGTGTAATCTCACACAGAAATTCACAGAAAGCACAGAAACTTTGGTGCTCCGAACTATGAACTATGAATTATGAACTAAATAAACTATGGCAAAAGAAACGGAACAACAGACAATGGAGGAGTATCTGCTCTCGCAGCTGGATACGCCCGTGGTGCTGAAGGACGGCACGATGATGACGAAGCCGGACGGCTCGCCGATGACCAAGCAGGAGGCGATTGCCACGAACATCCTG